GTGGCGCCATCGACGACGGTTGCCTCTCCTCCTTCGCCAGACGTCTACACGTTGAACGACGTCACCAACGGCGCGTTCGGAGGCGTCACAGTGCCGCCTCAGCTACTCCCGATCACGCCTGCCGTGTTCGAGTTCGGCGTCGACGTGTGGCGCGCGGGTTGGAACTTCATCAACGCGTACCAATTCCAGTGGAAGACCTCGCAGCGTGAACTCGTGTTGAACGAGCTCGCGGCGGACGTCTCCTACTTCGGCTCCTTCGCGGACGCCGAGGCAGCGGGCACGAGCGAAGTCGCCATCATCGAGTTCGTCGCTCAGGTCAACGCGACGTACCGCTCGAAGGGATCGGACACGATCTTCATTCCGGTGAGCTTCCGCCGGGTCGGCAGCGTCACGGTGGCAGCGGCCAACGTGGGCATCTTTCACCCGACGCGCGATTTCGATCTCGCGCCGGTCACCTGGGGTGGTCTGCGGTGGCAGGGATACGGCTGCCGCGGTCAGATGTATCGCCCGGTAGAAAGCCCCTGCTTCCTCGAGCGCGGTATCCCCATCGGGATGCTGTTCGTGGTGCAGGACGCCGTTCACCAGGCGCTTATGCTTCAGGCGGTGACGATCAACAACGAGCCTCTCGGGCTCAACGTCTCGGTGGACGAGAACATCACCGGCATCACGTCGACCGCGCTCGCGGGCGGCATGCTAGAGCAGACGCTCGACACGGCGCCGGTCAACGTGTCGCAGTCGGTCAACACCGAACGCCAGATCTTTAAGGGCGGCATCTTGAAGCTCGCGATCAAGATCAAGGGCTGGGAGATGCCAGGCGGCTGGAAGGCGTACTGCGCGTCCAACATGCCCGGCGTCATCGCGCCGTCGGCTGCCTGATTCTCGGAACAGAACGCCGGACACAGCACAAGGCTCAGGCGGCGTGACGGAGAGCGTCGCGCCGCCTGTTCAGTTTCTAGGAGACTCGAATGATTCAGCAACAGAGTGTCAAAGATCTCGCGCTTTGGATGCCAAAGCTCGCCTACGGAATGATCGTTGGTGTGCCTCGTGTGCCGTTCATCGCCGACATCCCCATTCAATTTTCGGCGAGCACTGTGAATGCGCCGCCGGTCGTTCAGAACTTCTCGAACAACTTGACGGAAGATACGCTCATTGAGCGCGTCTCGTACAATCTTGCGCAGCAGAACAGTTTCCCCGGCAGCCCGTTTCAGAGTCTCTACTTCAATCAAAAAAAGCAGAGCGGACAGACAGGCGTCGGTGTCAAGATAGCTGTTTTCGGTGGGCCCAAATATGAGATCAACTCTCCGTTCACCGACCTCGGCAACCTCGTGGATGTTCTCGCGGTGACGTGGCCGAGCGGTTGGCCTCTTGCGAAGCAGAGTAACGTTCGAGTCGAAGCTATCCTCACAGAAACACCTGTGAGCGTGCCGTTCAACGTCACGATCTCGTTTTTGGGCTGGCAACTCCTCGACAAGACCATAAACTCGCTCAGTGACCAAGAAGCTCGTGCGCGTCTCCGGAAGCTCGGGATCGAGTCCCCCGACCTCGCCATCCTCCTCAACCCGTAACGAAACCCGCCCCTCAAATCGTAACGCGAACCGTAAGCTGATGATCTGCCGTTTCACCATCTACTGCCACACCAACAAGGTGAACGGCAAACGCTACGTCGGCCAGACTCTTGGCACGATGGAGAAGCGGTGGGTGGAGCATGTGGCTGCCGCCAGAGGTGGTTGGGGCTGTCGTGTGTTGAGCGCTGCGATCCGAAAACACGGCCCCGAATCGTTCGACCACGAAGTTCTCGAGATCGTGGTGGGCGTTCAAAACGAAGCCGACAAGGCCGAAGCAAAATGGATCGAGCAGCAACGTTGCCGCTCACCTCGCGGGTACAACTTGACGGCAGGAGGGGGTGCTCTCGGGCATATTCACGAAGACACCAAGCGTCTGATCAGTGCGGCTATGAAAAAACGCATGGCGGAAATGACGCCAGAGCAGCTCACCGCATACCTCGCAACCAACCTCCATATTTGGACTCCGGAACGAAGAGCGCGTCAAAGGGAGCGCTGCAAATCGAAAAAAGTGCGCGAGAACGTCCGTGCACGACAGAAAGAGTTCTGGGCGAAATTCACGCCTGAAGAAAAGACGCGTCGGGTTCAACATCAACTTGCCGGAATGTCCGACGAACAGAAGAGCGCCCGTGTGCGTAAAGTTTGGGCGGCTATGACGCCAGAGGCGCGAGAAGCGCGCGTACGTAAAGCAACCGCTAGATCTGCTGCGACAAAGTCGCTCTCTGCTCACTCCAAAAAGATGAGCGAATTTCAAACTGCACAAGCGAGGCTCCGTACTCCCGAACAACGCCGAGAGATGGTCCTTAAATCTTGGGCGACTCGCCGAGAGAAGTACGGCAAAAATGGCGTCAACCGCGCGAAAAGATCCGCGGAGTATAGCGCGAGTGCCGCAAGAGGCTGGGCGAACATGACGCCCGAAGCTCGCGTTGAACGGACACGAAAAGCTCGAGAAGGACGCCGCCAAAAACGAGAGGCACGCGACTCCCGCATGGTCCTCATCAACCTCCTGAGGGCGCCATAAATGCGCTTTCGAGAAGCCAACGTCATTAGTCTCCAAGACTACCCCGGCGGTGTCGCACAAGGGATCCGTTCGACGCTCTACAAAGGGCGGAACGAGATCGTCACTACGGGGCCCAACGCCGAGTTCGGCTTCATTGGCAGCGACCCCTACAACACGAACGCCTACACAGGTCTCGTCGTACCGAGCACACCGAGCGACGCGATTGGTGACGCCCGCTACCTCTTCCTTCTTGCTCGAGAGAGCTTCAGCGCTGGTGAGCAGAGCGTCGACAACCTCGGCGTGCGCCTCGTTGGTATCCGTCAGTACGCCGAGCTCATCGCGCGGATCCCAGCCGGCACGCTGCCGCTCGCGCCGATCGCTCCCGGCATCGGGCCGCCCGAGGGGAGCACCGTCACGTTCCGGAAAGAGATCACGAGCCCGCTCTGGCACCCAATCGACGGTGACATCTCGTGGCACGTCGTCGTAATTAACAAAGTGGCCCGCGACACGCGCAATCCGGCGAACACGGACGGCTTCATCTACCAGGACGCGTTGTCACCCGCGCTCCTCTATCAAGTGGGCGCACCGAGCGGTGCCGGGTACGTTCCGCCGAACGGGGGTCGACCTTGGGGTGTGCCTCTCGGTGCGAGCCTCGGCAACATGCACGATCTTCGGTACTGCTGGCGCACCGAGCAGAGCGAACACGTGCTCGACATCCCGATCCCCGTCCCCTGCGACGTCGCGCTCTTCGCGAGCGTCCGGCAGAACAACCCCGCGCTCAACCCGACGTTCGGCCCGGACCAGTGCTGCTTGCTCCCGACGCTATCCCCCGAAGATCAGTTCGTCGTCGCGTTCAACGCTTTCGCGCAATACGGCTCCATCGCCGGAGGCCTCGTGTTCGATCAGAACCTCGACGGGTGCGTACCATGACCAACGGCGGCTACATCCTGTCGAACTTCATCGGCGGCGCCATCGGTGGCGCTATCGGTGCGGGCGTCAGCCAAGACTCTGATTCCCCGATCTTGAAGGGCGCCGTCGTCACCGGCCTCATCAGCGCGGCCCTGGGCGCGGTTTTCGTTGCGGTTGCCTCGGCACCTGCACCGAAGATCGGCACGTCCGGCGTCGGCGCACTTCAACAGGAGTGGGCGCTATGACCACCCCCGCGCAAGATACCGGGCACCCGAAGCTCGATGACGTCCCCGTCCAAGGTCCAACCGATCCCGGGATGCGCGCCGGAGATTGCTGGTGGGCCCAGAACGTTTTACCGACACCTCAGAACACCCCGTGCGTCGATTGCAAAGGAACGATTCCAATGGTTGCTCTCAAGCTCAAACCCGGACTCAGTGGAGAGTGGGGCGTCGGAGCCGCGGGTGATCCCGACGCTTGGACGCAGCTCAACGCCGCACAGCAAACGTGGGTGATGAACACCCTCCTCACGCTCGATGCGCAAATCCGAAAGTCGACCAGCACCACGTGCCCGACGTTCGGCCCGAGCATCACCGCCGCCGGTGGGTGCTTTCAGAGGTGGTTCAACGCCCAGAACTTCGGCCTCACGAAGCGGGACGGATCCAAGGTCGTGCTTCGCACCGA